TGACGACCAGGACAAGTTGCCGCTGCCATCAGTACTCAGTACATAATTTGCCGATCCACCAGTGATTAAGATATTAGCATTTGATCCGAGCGCCAACTTTCCAGATGCCGCCGATATAGCATTGCCAGATAGCGTTACACCATTGGCAACAAGATTTCCTGTGGCGTTGACTGTGCCAGCAACGTTAGCACCTGTGCCAGTGACTAAAAATACATTGGCTGTGCCGCCTACACTGGTGGCTACATTTGCATTGGCATAGACTTTTACATTGCTATTGCCATTCTGAATACTGGTGGCATCAATGCCTGTTAATAGGCTACCGTTGCCGATGAAGTAACTACCAACGTTGGCAATGATATTGCCAACAGCACTCATTACACCTGCGGTATTGACGTTACCACCGATAATGTTGCCAACTGCGCTGACAGTGTCGGACGAAAAAAGATTGTTGGCTATAGCATTGCCAACAATATCAAGTGCTTGAGCAGGAGTTGCGTTGTTAACACCAACTCTGGAATTTACAACGTCAACAAAGACAACCGGGGTGTCGGCTACTGTGTCAGAAATTGCCAGATTAGAACCATCTCTTTCGAGAGTGTTCTTTAACATCTGTCCTGCAATTTTGCTAATAGCCATTGATTTTTTCCCTTATAGGGTATTTAGTTGATGCAACACTCAGGTTGTGCTATGAATCACGTTGACTGGAAGACCTAATGGCGGCGCACTGGTAAATGTGATATCAAATCCACCGTTAACTGTGTAATTTGTCACTGGTATCTGATACACGCTGCCAATAAACACAATGATCTGTTGTGCTGTTGCTTCTTGTACGGACATGGTGAACACTGTGGTAATGCCGTTGCCCACAAAATCATCAACTGTATAAGCAATGGACCCACCAGCGGACAGAGGAGACCATACAGCACCGTTGTAGAATTCAATCAATCCTATGTCAGTGTTGAATCTAAATTGTCCAAACACAGGTGCGTCCGGGCGAGTGGCCGAGCTGCCAGTTGGCATGACCACTGATGTACTACCAGATTCTAGTCGGCGATTTTTGACCCAATTTCCCATGTTACACTGCGATCGAACTCACTGTAACAGTGACACAATCAGCAATGTTTGCTTCAACATCAATGAGATCGCCGTTGTCTAGTATAAGTCTTTCTGTTGATATAACATAGGTGTCACCTATGTTGCCGCTGCCAGCAGTGAGTAAAATCTGATTGTAAATCATATTTTCAAAAGCAGCGCCAACACTGTCATCACTGTTGATTGCAAATACATTGACAGAAACATCTGTTCCTGTTGTGTTGCACAAATATATTGTGGTGATTGCCTGTTGTCCAACTGCTTCAAATACTGTGGTTGGTGTGGTTGTTGTTAATCGTGTATTGGTGATTGCCATTTTGATTCCTTAAAGTACAAGACTGTATGCAAGAGCCTTGCGTTTGCTAATTAATTCGTCGTCGACAGTTGTGCTTCTGACGTACACACCAGTTCCGCCAGCGCCTTCGGTGTTGTTGTACAGTGCGGCAGAGTTTGCTGTGGCTGCGGGCGTTGTGGCTATGTTGCCCAACACCAATTGCCCTGTTATGCCCACTTTGGTATTTGCAGAATCAAATGTAAATTTGCTGTTACCACCAAAGGTACCAGCATTGTTAAACTGCACAGAATTAACAGGTGCACCTGGTGAGGTGCTTATATTACCGGAAGCAATTGTTACATATGCAGATATTGGTGCGCCATTGGCGTCAACACTGTCACTGATTTCCCAATCGCCCGATACTGTGTTAAATCGCAAGCCTGCAAAAGTTGTGGTTGTTTTTTGAGCCACCAAGCCCATGCTTTGTATTGCACCGTTGTTGTTGGCAGCCACAGTGATGAATGGGTCAGTGACTTTGAGTTCTGTTGAATCAATATATGTAATATTACCAACTACATCAAGATCGGCATTGATGGTTAAGAGGCCAAGACCATTTGCCACTGTGATGGTATAGTCGCCGCTGGTAGTTTTTACTGTAGCCATTTAGAGATCCTTTTGATTATTTATCCGCATTACAAAGGTACTCAAATCCTCATGGGCCAAGTTTTTGATCCGGTCTAACTCCGGTAATCGTGCTGTGGTGTTGCCACAGACTCGAATAAATTCGGTATCGGGATGATCTTTGGCAATGGTTGTGAGTTGTTTTACCCAATTTCCAGTAAAAGTTGGACGTGAATCCGTGGGCTTGTAAAACTCTGTGCCTGCATACATGTTGTTAAACTGTTTGTGTACATTGGGACCCATGTCAAATCCTATCAAGTAGATCCTACCGTGTTGATTTTTGGCCGCAATTCCCACAGCATTTGGACCAGAACTAAAGCCGTAGTACTCTTTGGGCACTGCCACAGCACCCAGACCAGGAATGGGTTTTCTTGTGTAGAATCGATGTTGGGCAGAATAGCCAGTTTCTTGTATCAGTTGGGCAATTGGGCGATCTGTTGCCACAAGAACGTCTGGTGTGAACTCTCTATAAAGAGCGTTACAGCCATATACTTTTCCCAATGTTTGAATGTGTTCCAACGGCAGTCCAGACCTACTGACTCCGTTGCCTAACACAAATGCTATAGTCATAAAAAATCCCCACAGTACTTAGTGGGGATTTGTGAGTTACAACAAAATTAGCTTGTGTAGTTCTCTACAATTGCTAGATCCAGTGCACCTGTTGCCAATTGCTCTGAACCGTTTGTGCCCCAGGTGTCAATTTCAGCACCAGACTTGGCTGTTGTGCCTTCGTCGCTGAAGAAGTTGTCAACCAATGTTACGTTGTCAACAACTAGAGTTGGATTCCAAACGTCACCGGTGTTGGCTCCGCCGCCTGCACAACCTCCAGCAAAGTTCTGTAAGAACTTGTTGGTCAACTTGCTGACTGCTGTTTCAGTTGAGTCGTTGCTGAAATAACTGATACTCATGTTGCCGGCTGTGGGAGTTACATCATTTTGTAACACACATGTACCAACTTCTTGCGCTGTGCCGGTGGTGCCGCCTGCAGAGGCTGCTGTAGGAGTAAAGATTGTGCCTATGCCGTAACCTTCAGGAGCACCCATGGCTGTCCAGTTGGTGTCACCAACTACACGAATACGCAAGGCCACTGTGGGTGTGCCGCCAATTACAGTGTTGGCAGGATCAATACCAGCTGTGGTTGCAACCATAAACTTGCGTGAACCTTTTTGGCGAATAATCAATCCAGGTGTTTGACCACTATAGCTGTTGGTAATATTTACTTCGCATTTGACAATTGGATAAGCTGCACTGGCAACGGTTGCGGGTTGTACACCGCCAACTACACCAAGATATTCTGTGCCAGTCCAAGTACTACTTGGATACACCGGTGCTGTTAAACTTGTTAATGCATTGAAACCAATATCAACACCAGGGTTTGCACCGGTACTAGAGTTGTAACTAGCTTCGGTAATTTTTTTAATTTTAAGAGGACGTCCCATTTTGTTTTCTCCTTAAAGAAGTCCGATGTGGGTTCTAGCCACTACGCGGTAGGGTTTATTCTTCCGCATAAAACGCCCAATTGCGTTGACAAGTATTTATGAGTGATTGATATTTTTACAGTACCAAAATAACATGTAAATATTGCCATGCAAAACACAGAACAACTTATTGCTCAGGGCAATACCTACAGAGAACAACACCTGCCAGAACAGGCCCTGCAACAGTACGCTGTAGCAATGGCCACGGACAGAGGATCATCCGGTGCGTTCAACAACTACGGCAATGTGTTGAGAGAGATAGGCGATCCAGTAGGCGCTGTTCCGTTTTTACAACGTGCCATACAGTTGGATCCGGCCAATGTCACACACCATTTTAATTTAGCAGTGGCCTACTTGCTGAGTGGAGACTATGTGCGTGGCTGGCCTGCATACGAAGCACGACACAATTTTGAACATTTGAAAGGTACAATTCCCAACTATACATGGCCTGTGTGGAATGGCGAAGATTTAACGGGTAAAACAATTTTTATCCGCGGAGAACAGGGACACGGTGACATTATACAGTTTGTGCGA